GACAAAAAAAAGTAGAAAACTGCCATTTTCTTTAAGTTACTTTTTGAATATATTATATTAATACCTTCGGTGATATTTTACAAAATATTATTTTGTTTATATAAATAAATGAACACTCCTACGAAAAAAACCCCTACGAAAAAACGTTCTGAGTTAGATTATACAACTTCAGAAGATGGTTATGACACCGATGCAACGGTAATAGCATCTCCTTATAGTGTTGATAAACAACGAGAACTGGAACGTCAATATAAAAGACAACAATTTGATAGACAGAACGAAGAATATGAGAGAAATCAACTTTTACAAGATTTTGTGCCTCCAACAATTATACTTGACAGAAGAACAGAACAACCATTTTACATAAAAAATTCCCAAGGAGTACTTGAAACTGTTACATCTGCAAATGTTCGTAATGGTAATAATACTTTTTACAACATATACGGAGAACAAATTAACCCAACACTTTTGGATTTTGCTGATGAACGTGGTGGAAAACTACGAAGAAGAAAAACGCGACGCCTACGTAAAAAATCAAAAAAATCTAGAAAACCAAAAAAAAAATCAAGAAAATCCAGAAAATACAAATAATAATATTTAAAAGAAAGTATATAAAATTTTAATTATTTAATTATACAAAAAATGAAGTTTTGTATACTTGCATTACTAGCTAGTTTTATTACTTTTTCAGACAGTTATATTTTTGTTAAAAATACAAAAGGTAAGTATCCCATCTCTCGTCCTCATTATGAAAACTCTATAAAAAGATTAGAAAATGCAAATCAACCTTTTCAACCAAATGATAATAACAATCAAACTACATTTATTAAAAAACGACACCCTATATCAAAAAATCACCACGAAAGTTATATTAAACGTTTGAACTCAAAAAATCAATCTGTTCAAGATTCTGGAATATTAGGTGAGGATGATGACTATTTTCAAAGTCTTGAGGATCTTGAACGTATTCTTTCATCCAATTATACCAAAAATGATGAACCAAGCCCAAGCAACAATAGACGCGGAGGTATTCGTATAATTATCAATAAGGATATGGTTGGTCAATTTTCAAATATGTTTAACAACAATGATGACGATATGGATAACGATGATGAACCTTATGGACGTGGTATGAACACAAAAAATAGGGATAAAAAATCCGAAAATTTTGAAGTTATTACCAAATTTCCTATTACGTTCAAAGATATTGGTGGTTTTGATAAAATTAAGTCTGAACTATCCCAATGTATTGACTTTTTATCAAATTATACCAAGTATTTGAACTATAATGTAAGAGTCCCTAAGGGACTTATTTTGGAAGGACCTCCCGGAAATGGTAAAACTTTATTAGCTAAAGGACTCGCCGGAGAAGCCAAAGTCGGATTTATTGCTGTTTCTGGATCCGAATTTCAAGAAAAATACGTCGGTGTTGGTTCTTCTAGAGTGAGAGAACTGTTTGCCCTTGCCAAAAAAAACGTTCCTTGTATCATTTTTATTGATGAAATTGATGCCCTTGGAAGAAAACGTTCTGGTGACGGCGAAACCTCGTCCAGTGAAAGAGACAGCACTCTGAATGAACTACTTGTTTGTTTAGACGGATTTAAAAATAATACTGGTATTTTTCTCATTTGTGCAACGAATCGCGCCGATTTATTGGACCCCGCTCTAACTAGACCCGGAAGAATTGATAAACGTATTTTTATTGGATTGCCGGATGCTTCCACCAGAGAAGCTATTCTTCAAATTCATACAAAAGGGAAACCATACGACAGTACGATTAATGTAAAAGAATTGGTTGACATCACCTTAGGACTAAGCGGGGCACAAATTGAAAATTTATTGAATGAAGCTATGTTGAATGCTCTTAGATATAATCGTGAAGTAATGTCCAGTTCAGATATTGATACAATTATGAATAAAATGATGGCTGGTTGGCAACCAAATGACCACCAATTTACATCAGATATTATTGACCATATTGCAATTCACGAAATGGGACACGCAGTGATTGGTATGTTGGCCAAACATCATTCAAAAATGACCAAAGTTATTATTAACTTGTCTTCCCCAAAAAGCCCAGCATATACTATATTTGAAGGTACTACATCAAGTATTTATACGAGAGAAGCGTTATTTGAACATTTGGCAATATTATTGGCCGGTAGAATTGCCGAAGAAGTGTTTTATGATGTATCCGTAACAACCGGTGCAATTAATGACTTTGAGGAGGCTTTCAAGTTGGCAGAAAAAATGATTGTATATTATGGTATGGGTAAGAAAATTATATACCCCAGTTTAAGTGAAACATACAAAGAAAAAATAGACAATGAAGTTTTTAACTTGATTAATGATGCCTATGCATATTCAGAGTTTATTATTAAAAACTCCAAAGACTTGATATATGATGCAGCTCAAATATTGAAGAAAGAAAAAATATTAACTTACGACACTTTGATAGAGTTAATTGAAGCAAAGTATAAACATATTTTTGACTTGAAATATAACCAATGAATATGACAAAATAATAAAAAAATATAATTTAATTGAGTAATAATATAAATTTTATTTTATAGTAAAATTTATAAAAATGAACATTTTAGTTTATGGAACAAATGGATGGATCGGTAATCAATTTATTGATATTTTAAAAACAACTGAGCATTCATATTTTTGTGGTAAAGCTAGAGTAGATAATGAAAGTGACTTACAAAAAGAAATAAATGAGATCAAACCAACTCATGTAGTATCTTTTATTGGAAGAACCCACGGTAAAATTGGGGACAAAGTTTATACTACCATTGACTATTTAGAAGAAGAGGGTAAATTAATTGAAAATGTACGAGATAACTTATTTTCACCATTGTTACTTGCTGAAATATGCAGACAAAATATGATTCACTATACTTATTTAGGGACTGGATGTATTTTTAAATTTGACGAAGAACATCCATTTGGTTTAGAAGAAAATGGTTTCGTTGAAAATTCATTCCCCAATTTTTTTGGTTCTTCCTATTCTGTTGTAAAAGGTTTCACTGATAGGTTAATGCATTTATACGACACTAGTGTTTTAAATTTAAGAATACGTATGCCAATTACTGGAGAAAAAAATGGACGTAACTTTATTACCAAAATTACAACTTACGAAAAAGTATGCTCCGTTCCTAACTCCATGACAGTTTTACCAGAACTATTACCAATGGTTCTTGATATGATGAATAAACGCGTTGTCGGAACAATGAATTTAACAAACCCGGGTCTAGTTAGTCACAACGAAATTTTAGAAATGTATAAAGAAATTGTAGACCCTAGTTTCACTTGGAAGAATTTTTCACAAGAAGAACAACGTAAAATATTGGCAGCAGATAGGTCAAATAATTATTTAGATACGTCTAGACTAGAATCTTTATATCCTAATGTATTAAATATCAAAGAATCCATACGTAACTGTTTAATCAGTTATAAAACTACTTTATATAACAACGACTCTAACCCTTCTCCAAAAGTAAACTTGTTAATCACTGGCGGTTGTGGATTCATTGGAAGTAACTTTATTAACTATTACTTTCCAAAAAATAATTTCAACACCTTAGTCAACTTTGATGCAATGTATTATTGTGCAGATGAAAATAATGTAGAAAAATGGATTCGTAAAGACAAAAAATATGTACTTATTAAAGGCAACTTGTGTAACGACAAACTTGTTAAAAATGTAATTGAAAAATATAAAATCACACACGTTATTCACTTTGCAGCGCAGTCCCACGTTCAAAATTCATTTGAAGACTCTATTAAGTTTACACACGATAACATTTTCGGAACACATAATTTACTTGAATGTTGTAGAAAATATGGTAAAATAGAAAAATTCATTCACGTTTCTACTGATGAAGTATACGGCGAGTCTATGAATAATATTGAAGAAACGCATAAAACTGAACACTCTATTTTGTGCCCTACAAATCCCTACGCCGCGACAAAAGCTGGCGCTGAACTAATTGCTCAATCATACAATCATTCATATAAAATGCCAATTATCATCACAAGAGGCAATAATGTATACGGTAAAAATCAATATCCAGAAAAACTAATACCTCGTTTTATCAAGTTATTGAAAGAAAATAAAAAAGTCACCATTCAAGGTAAAGGTGATTCAGTTAGAGCATTTTTACACGCATACGACACTGCCAAAGCATTTGAATGTATATTGGAAAAAGGTCAAGTTGGAGAAATATACAACATTGGTTGTGATGAAGGTATGGAGTATTCCGTAATGGAAATTGCAAAAATACTGATAAAAATGATAAAAAAAACTGACAACTATGAAGAATGGATTGAGTATATTGAAGACCGCCCATATAACGACCAGCGATATTATATTAGTAACCAAAAAGTAAAGGACCTTGGTTGGAGTATTGATATTGATTTAATGACTGGACTTACTGACTTGACTTGTGATGAAAAATATAAAATAGACCTAATCAACTTATCACTTGTTGAAAAAGAACAAAATAAAAAACATTTTTTTGGAGACTGGATTCATAATTTAGATTCCCTTAGAAAACAATTTGAAAACGCTGAACCATTTGAAAACATTATCATTCCAAATTTTTTGAATGAACAATATGCGGATTTGTTACACCAACAGTTTCCTCACAATTTTACAGACTGGCACAAGTACAATAATCCTATTGAAGTAAAATATGCATATGATGATATCATTAACTTACCAATTGATATTAAAAAATTATTTTACTTACTTTCAACTGATGAAATTACAAAATGTTTCGCAGAGTTGTCTGGTATTGATAACATTGAATATGACCCATACTTAAACGGTGCCGGATTACATGCTCACCCTAAAAATGGTCGTTTAAACATGCACTTGGACTATGAAAAACATCCATATACAAATAAACAGAGAAGACTTAATGTTATATTATATTTGAGTAAAGAATGGAATGAAGAGTGGAATGGACATACTGAATTGTGGGATAAAAATATGACTGAGTGTAAAGTAAAGTCACCAGTTAAGTTCAATACTGCATTCATATTTAAAACCAATAATATATCTTGGCACGGACTTCCAGAAAAAATAACTTGTCCAAAAGGAGTTATGCGTAAATCTATTGCATACTATTATATTTCTCCAATTGAAAACCAACCAGATACCAAAAAATATGGTAGTAATGAAACGGGTTATAGAACAAAAGCCGCTTTTATAAAACGACCAGAAGACCCAGAAGACGAGAGAATGGAAAAGTTGTATAAAATAAGACCATATCGGTTGATTGAACAAAAAGACATGAATGAAATATGGCCAGAGTGGAATTCTGAGAAGTATTAGTAATTTATTTATTTAAAAATATTTTAGAATTGTTTATAATTCTTACTTACCTAGTTGAGTAACTCACTCACTTTTAAATTTAGAACTTTTAATATTTTTTATTAAAAGTTTTATAAAATATTATGAAAAAAGACAAGTTCGTAATATTTACCAAAATATAATATATATTTTATTCTATACAAATGGTTACTACAAAGACTACTTTACTAACAAATGTTTTTAACGAAGAGTACTTGTTACCTTTTTTTTTAGAACATCATAAAAACATGTTTGATGAAATAATAGTTATTGATTATAGTAGTACGGATAAGTCTATGGAAATATGTAAAAGCATCTGTCCTGAATGCAAAATTATAAAAACAAGAAATGAAAATTTTTGTGCCATAGAAATAGACAAAGAATTTATGGATATTGAAAATAAGATAGAAGGAATCAAAATTGTATTGAATACTACAGAGTTTTTATTTTGTGAAAAGTCAATAAAAGAGATGTTTAGTAATACTACAGAACAAGTATCATTTGCGGTTAATACAGTAAGTCCATTTTCTATGAATGAATACAATGTAACTAACACATATGAATTATTTAGTAACTTATTAAATAAAGATGTTGTTTATCACCATGATAGAGGAGTTAGGCAGTTGCACAATTTTCCCAATGGAAGGTATGATGTTGGAAGACACATAACGTATAACGTATCTACTCCAACAAGTGATGCACATATTGTTTGGTTTGGTTACTACCCTATGAATGAAAAATTAATGAAACGAAAATTACAAATACAACAAAATATACCACAGTGTGATGTAGACAGAGGACATGGATTTCATCATTTTGTTTCTAGAGATAAAATATTATCTATTAATGATGAAAAAGTTAGAACTGGTATACCACTTGAAAGTATTAATTTACAACTATATAATTTATTAGCTAAAAAATACAAGAACACATTATAAATAATTATTTATAAAATGATTTATAAATAATTTGCATTTTAAGTGTTCAAGTTTCTGTTAAATAATTAGACAATAAATAAATAAAAATATTATTTAAAGTTTGTAGATATATCTTTAAATATAAACATATATTACTTATGCTAAACTTAAATTTAGAATATAATAATTTTGACTGGATTAACTATGTTTTTTACTATGAAGATTTGAAAAAAGATAATATAAGTACTAAGGAAAAAGCGTGGAAACATTGGATTACTCACGGTAAAAAAGAAGGAAGACAATTTTTCAGTTTAAATGAAATGAAAAAATTTGTTGTAAATAACATTGAAAACAATTCCACAACAAAGGATAATATTATTTGTGATGATGAAAATTTCAACTGGATAAAGTATGTATCTTACTATTCTGATTTGAAAAATGATAATATTAATACAAAAGAAAAAGCATACAACCATTGGATTAAGTATGGTAAAAATGAAGGAAGAATCTACTTTGACAATAATGCAGAATATGAAAATTTTGACTGGAAAACTTATGTTAACATCAATACAGACTTGCAGTACATCAAAACAAAAGAAAATGCTTGGGAACATTGGTACAAACACGGTAAACAAGAAAACAGAACATTTTTTGATTTAACCAAATCGAAATTTTATAAAAATGAGTTAGAAAAATTTACAAGTAAATACATCAAAGAAACTAATGAAATAGATAAAGAGGAACCACTACCACGATTACATACATCTGGAAAAAAAGAAAGTAAAGGTTCAAAAAAAAGTGTTGTTACAAAAACATGTAAGTATGATTTTGAAAATTCGTTCTTTATAAATTTGGCGTGTCACTACTTATCAATAAAATACAATATTGCAATTGAATATATGTACAACGAGTTGTTTAAAAAATTTGGAATTGAACTTTTTATTGGTAAAAATACATACAAAACTGATTTTGTAATCACTAATGACAACTTTTTTACTTTGATTAATGACTCAAATAATATTAACGCTCAGATAAAAGAAAATATTTCCTTATCAGATGACTTGCACTGTATCACTAAAGATTTTTGTTTATATGTAAAAAAAAACTATTACGATAATAATGAAACTAAAAATAAAATCGTTAACTGTAACTTATTCAAAGAAAGATATGTTCAAAACAATGACTTGTATTTACATATTTGTACTGAATATGTAGACAATGACAATTTGAAAAATATAAAAGAATACTATACTGAAACTATTAAAAAAGTTACATATGATACCATATACATATCAAGTGATAACATAAAACACGAAATATGTAAAACACTGATAACTACTTATTCTGCTAAAATATGTGATAAAGAAATATGTGAAAAAATAATGTTTGCTAACACGTGTAAGTATTTAATACTATCTAGTGACGTTCTTTCTCTACTAATTGGTTTGTTCAATTTTTTTTCAAAACACACTTACTATCCCATTATACTAGGTTCAAAGTACAATGAAATATTTGACTCTTTTCATTGGAAGGGAATTGATGTTACAAAAATAATTACCCAACCAAAGTTGACTCCGCATCCTAGTATAAAAAATCAAGCGCCGTCACCAACTGAAGAATGGTATGATTCCCCCTTTATTAGACCTAAACCAGAAAAAAATGAACCAACAAAATTAAAACCTATCTTAAAAGTCAGATTTCAACAAGAATCACATACAGATGAACCAATAAAAATTAACTTTGAAAAGTTTTATTAGCAAGAGAAAATATTTAGAAACCCATTTTGTACAATTATTCATAAAAAGTAATATTATGAATAATTATAGTATGTCTCATCACGGTTGTAAAAATTCAAATATTGTAATGGATGTTGCAGTATTGTGTCAAGAATATTCAAATATTGATGTAACTTGTAACAACAATCACGTTATTAATTTAGATGAAATTGAAATTACTGCAGAAAAATTCAAAAATATTTTTTATCCATATGGAGAAAATTTTGGAATTGACTGTAACAAGTGTAACACAGTAAATGATTTTTTTTACATTACATTTTTAACACCTTATCGAAAAATAAATGGTGAACCATTCTCTCTTCTTGAACAAATTATTAAAAACATTGAGGAGGATTTGAATGTTTCAAGAAATTGTTTTACTACTTGTTCTTTAATTGAATTAAGTAACGACCTATCAAAAATCAAAACACTGTGCGATATTAACTGTTGTAGTTTGTTATGTTCTCTCACTTGGTCTAATATCATGAGTATGCTGAAAGATTATCATTTAGCAGATAATACTGTAACTGTTGTTAGACCACTTTTTGTAGTCAATGTGGTTTTTAAAACACCAAACCCAAATGTAAAACCAACCACTGTTAAATTTAATTATCGTATTTCTCATATATCTTGTGTATAAAATAATATAAAATGAACAAAAATACAAGTTAAAAAATATACTTATATTAAAGTAAGTGCATATGTCAAACAAAAATGTTGATTTAGATATTAATAGTTACGATTTTTTTGAACTATTAAATATTTATCACTTATCAAATGACAACAGTTACGAAAACCTAAACAAAATTGAAGAAAAGTTAAAGTTAGTCAAAAGTAAATTTTCTAGTGATATTTATTCATTTTATCTGAAAGCGGCAAGAATAATTATATATATTTATGCTCTATTTGAACAAAACTATATTTTAAATATGACTGACACTAAAAGCATTCACAACTATGTTGAAAAAATAAAAAAAATAAACGATTATGAAAAATATAAACCAAACGAAATAGTCAATATTATTGTTGAAACCAAAATCAAAGAGGAACGTTCCCAACAATCTATATTTGAAACGGATGTAAACTCGGTTTTAAATACTACATCTCGGTTAAACACACTAGACTCACTTGTTCATAATAAAACCAATATTGTTTATAACTCATTTCCGAACAGTGTCGCACCCGGAGATTTAAATTCAATTAAACGTATTACGCAACTAACCAACTTAAACTTGAATAGTTGTTTTCGTAATAATTACTACGCAAGTAATCCTTGTGACTTTCAATACTTTATACCAACCGAAATTAAAAATGTGTTGTCAATGAGACTTGCATCTATCGAAATTCCTAACGCTTGGTATTTATTTTCACATTTGAAAAAAAACAACACATTCAATATTGTTGTTCAGCACTGTGAGACGAAAGTATTTCCGATTGTTATTCCCGATGGAAACTATGACTGTGATAGTTTACAAAATTATTTAAATACTACTTATTTTTACGAAGCAGACAAAGATAATTTATTAAAGTATATCAAATTTTCTATTAATCCACATAGTTTCAAAACTACATTTGAACTAACTTTAAACCATCCGATGAACTTTAGTTATTCGTTGCAGTTTGTAGATGATGTAAATCAAAATATTATGAATACAATGGGTTGGACACTGGGGTTTCGTTTGGGAAGTTATATTGATATTACTGGAGCAGTTACATCTGAAGGTCTGTTTGACGCTGGGGGGGACCGATACATATATATGGCTATAACTGACTACCAGTACAACAATAACGTATCAAACATTGTAGGTTTTGATAAAAGTATGTTAAATGAGGATATTATTGCAAAAATTCCAATCGTAAATGGTAAGTTATCTCTTCTGATTGACGAAAATAACAACCCTTTGGCAAAAAGTCGTAAGTATAACGGTCCAGTCAACTTGTCTAGGTTACATATTAAAATACTTGATAAATTTGGAAAAGTAATTGACTTTAACAATATGGACTATAGTTTTACCCTAGAGTTAGAAGTACTATATGAAAGTTTTAATTTTAAAAATGTAACTGGTTAATAAATAGTTAATAAAAATGAGATTATTATATTATAATAATATAAATAATATAATGAGTTGTCATAATGAATGTTCATCTAATATATATAGTAATAGTAAAATATATGAACCTACTAGTAGTCATCGTTTGAATGTATACCCAGTCACACCAATTGCGACTTTGTACAACTACTACCAAAGTTCTAGTGAAAATGAGTGTAATACAAATAATGTGATAAACAAAGGAAATAAAATTATTTTAGATGTAATAGATTTAGCGGAAGACGAATTTTTCAACATGTTTTATTATACAAGTGCCAAATACTTTTGTATAAATAAAGCAAATACTAGTAGTAGAAGTATTGTGTTAGCGTGTCAAACATATATTGCAAATGACTCCAGAGTTCATAAACTGTCGCTATACAATGAAGTTATAAAATCATTTGAACAAAACTATAACGTTAGTGCAAACAATATTAATAGTGCTGCTCTAATTTCTCTCCAACGAGAAGTATATGGTACTCAATCTTTAGCGTCAATTTGTGGTAGTCAATTAGGGTTAAGTTGGGACCAAGTAATTGCAAATTTGATTTCATGTGATTATATTGAACACGGTTGTAAAAATTCGGTAGCAATTATTATTTTTCAAGTAAACTTGAACTACCATTCTTGTGCATTAAATGTGGATTTAACAATTACATTTCAATATAAAGTTCCTATATTTGGATATATTTTAAAGAATGTTCCTATTCCTTACAGTAATGCAGAAGAGTTTTTTTTTAATAATCAGTATAGCGATGCAGAAGAACTTTATCCTAATTCTAACATCAAAAACAGTGATGATGATAGTAAAAAAGAAGACTCTAACATTGAAAAGTATGAAAGCGAAGACTGTGGTTGTAGTAAAAAAAATAAAACAAGACGTAACACTTCTAAACAAGATGATAACTATTTAAAAAAAAATAAAACACTACGTAGTGACAAGTATACAATAAAACCAAAGTATAATATTCAAAGTTTAGCAAATAAATTAAAGGACATAGAAGAGTTAATTTTAGATACAAATGATGACGAGTTTGAATTCAGTGATAGTGACTTTAGAGAGAATGAATCTAAACACAGTAACTCTGATATTGATGATGATGATTTCATTTTTGAATAAAATATAATATTATTTATATTTATGTCTAAACAATTTTTTTCAAATAATTATGATATCAACTATAATGATTATTTAAAATATAAAAAAGGAAAGGAGGGTATTAAAAAACTAATTTCTGACAAAAAATACTACGTAAATTCTTTTATAAACTACGAGACATTTTTGATACTGAGCAAAGCATATTACACTCAACTAAATAATAAGTATGATATCTCTCCGCCCGTTTCTATTTCCGATTCGGATACTAGTTATAAATGTTACAAATCTGTTGAATCTCATTTAAAAGAATGTAGTTACTGTTGTAGTTGTAAAAGTGTTCCCAAGATTTTCAACTGTAAAGAAATTCAAAATATACTTTATCCTTACGGAGAGTCTATTATCAAACGAGACGACTTGGACGGTATGTATTATCCACACAAACTAAAGTTAAATAACTATTGTTGCAAAAAGTGTGACAATAATGAAGATAACTGTAAGAGTTGTATTACCAAAAGCAATATTTATAATATAGTTAATAAAAACGAAACACTATACTGTAGTTCTGGTTGTAGTTCTAGGTTCAAACCACTATGTCCTATAAAAGAAACAAGTTACAATAAGTGTTCCATTTGTAAAACTTCTTTTGAAAAAAAATGTTTTACATCCCAGTGTAGGTGTGAATCAAAATGTAATAAATGTTATACCTTGTGATAATTATTATATACGAATACTATATACGAATATAATAATGAACAATAAAGTAACAACTGTTTCACTTTCTGGAAAAACTCAGTATATGTTGAATAATTTGTCCGGAAAGAGTTTCTCTCAGAAAGAACTTCCATATGAAGTAAATAAAAGTAAAATATACATAATGAATCATATTATATTTCCTCTTGTGTCTAGGCAATGGAAAAAACTACAAGAAAATTTATACTGTTTGGATAACATCAAGAAAAAAATAGATACATTTTATCATTATTATAAAAATGACGACTTATTTATTTATAGAGAAGTAATTAGTGCACTTGAGGTAATTTTATCTGAACATATGCAGTTAGAAGAGTTAGAAAAGTCGGTATATGGAACAAGTAAGGATTTATCAACAATGATTTATAAAACAGCTCTTATAAAGTTGAAACCAGAGTATGAGATTTACGACATTATTTTTGGAAGACCACTTAGAAGTAAAAATGAAGAGTACAAACAATACATTATTGATGAAATACAAAATTTACTAACGGTCCAAGATATAACGTTTGATAAAATACGTATTTTTCTCACTAATAAGTATAATATTGGTTAAAAATAAAAATACAATGAATGCAAAATTAATTAAAACAATTAAAAAAAATCAGTTAGGAAAATTACAAGATATTTGTAAAATTTTAGATAATTACAAGGTGTATTTGACTTGTTATAAAAGAGATGAAGAGAGAAAAAGTATTTTAAATGAACATACGGAAAATATATATGTAATTAACTTAAAGAACGATGTAATACGCCGAAACTATATCAACTTGTTGTTTAAAAAACTAAATATTGAATATACTCTTGTAGTAGTTGAACCTATTTCCGAAGAACTATACTCTCTCTTGCGCGGAGTTGAAAAACAACTATCTAAATCGGAAGTTGGATGTTCTTTAAGTCACTTGTGGTGTTTAAAACATATTATCAAAAACAAATATAGAGACGGCGCAATTATTTTTGAAGACGACATAGTAGTTCATAAAAACTTTGAGAGTATGTTTGGACAGTTGTTCAAGGAAAAACAGTTTGACTTTCTCTCAATGGGTGCTTGTGATTTTGATTTTTTTACCATTAATTATAAGAATGTCACTAATGGATTATACCAACCTTGTTCAAATACTAGTAAAAGATGTTATGGTGCACACGCTAACTACTACTCTCTCAATGGAGCAAAATATATTTTCAAGTTAAAGTCTCTCTTTTTTTCTTTTTTTGACAACAACTTTTCAAAAATTTTTAAACATTTCAATACAAGTGCATTTATTACATATCCGAATTTATTTGTTACTGAACTAAGCACATCCAACATAAACCACAACTATCATTTTTATTCCTCAAACGAAGACTACTTTTATTCAAACTGTTTTATTGATTTTAAGTTCCAAGACTATCGTTTCTTGTACTTGTGTATTATTCAAAAACTGGTTAGTTACTATGAGAGAAATAAAACAACCTTTGAGATAAATAATAAAAATATATATCAACTATTGTACAACACTTTAGATGATATACCGATTGAACAAGAAGAAAAATTCTCTCTTATAAAACGAATTGATTTTTACTTTTTTACTTCCAAAGATATTCAAACTATTATGGATGTTGCAGTAGACGCAGATGAATAGTCTAGTTGAATTACTCCAAACAGTCTCTCTAAAAAATGAATGGGCGAATTGTCCATATTCACCGAGTTATTTTCATACAAGTTGTTTAATAAAAAAGAATGATAGTTGTTTCTTTTCATAAAGTTAATAACACTATCAAAAACAATTGACTCTGATAAAAATATTGTACCCGCTACAAATAATCGTTTGAAACTATCAAACTCGTACTTGTATTTTTCCAACAACACTTTGTTATGTTTGTCATAACGAATATTTTTTTGAAATACAATACTCATATAATGCTTTTGGTTACCAATACAGTTACAGTATGGAGTTTTAAACTTTAAGACATTTTCTAATGGTTGTAACAACAAAAAATTTACTAGTTCATCAAACTGAGGTCTAATTGTTTTCGTGTGTAGTTTCATTACATATTTAAATTTATACTTTAATGAAATTTCATAATACATTAAGAGAGAAGATGTAATGTCTGTACCATATTCGCTACTTTTATAAATAATGTAACTTTTGAAGTTTCTCTCAATGCTCTCTTTGAAATATTCCATTACTGGAAATGAATTGAAACAAAATGCAATACTGAACTCTTGAGTTTTATTATAAAGTATTATTTTATTTAATAACTCTTTTCCAATTTCAATATTACCCATAAAAACAAGTAAGAGTAATGATGAATAAGGTTTGTCATTCGTAAAGTTGGAACTATAGAATTTAAATAAAGACATTTCTTTGAAGTCGTCAAATGTTTTTTTATACACTTTTTTGTTAACAAAAAGATTACTTTCATAAAACTTGTCTTCATTTTTTATAACGATTTTATCATAAAAATTATATATTTTGATATTGGGATAAATGTTTAATAGTTGTTTTGGATGATATATCATACCGTAAATTCCAAAGTTATTAAAATGATAACATAACTCTGTTGTTGAGTTTACCGATATATTTAAATTATTTACTGTTTTGTAAAATAAAAAGTCAATATCAAAATGGTTATTGCGACTATATAACAAATTCAAATTAATACTGATTTGACTTGGTAATATTCTTTTTTTATAAATAATATATTTTTCAACATCACTACCCACATGATACTTTTTGAAAGAAATACATTCATTTATGTGTTTAATCCAGTTTTCGTTGGATATCCAAAATTTATGACCTCCGAAACTATTTTTATTGTAATATGACTCTGATGAAAAGTCTGACGCAGAATTCCAATCTGCTACTTTTCCAATATTTAACTCTTGCATATTTTTTGAAAAATATACATCTTCCGGGGGATACTTTAAACCGTTAGTTTTCATATAGTTAACAGTTGAACTATTATAACTTGTTTTAATCGGAGATACTTGTTTTAAAATTTCTATCATAACTGAACGTGTTCTTAAACTTAAACCACCATTTCCTACACAATTTGGAGTGTCATTCGTACCAAGTGGTAATGGTGCGCCAATATAGTCCCATTTTATAAAGTCTATTATGTTATTTTTGAATATAAAAGAGTCTTCTTGATATATTAATATTTTTTCTCCTTGAAGTTTTTCCCAGAACTTTATATTTGTTAATAATTTATTATATTCTGTTATTGTCAAATTTTCGTTATTTGTTTTAACTATTCTTATATTTGGTGATATTTTATTTACTAATTTAAAAGTGTATTCGTAATTATTTGTTCCGCAAATAATAGTATGGCACCACTCTTTGCCTAGTCTGTAAATAGAGTTACGAATTAAAAATTCAATATGAGGAAAACAACGATACTCTATGAAAACTGCCTCATATTTAGAACTTTTTGGTATAGTTGGTAACTCTAGTATCCGAATCAAACTCAAATAGTTACAACATACATAACGAAACAACATGTGATTTATTTCTTTGGTACTTAAATATTCATTCTTTTTTTTTCTTTTAGTTATTGTATTGTAAATATTTTCATCATTTTTTTTGAAATATTCTATTACGTCATCTTTTTTGTATACTCTTCTTTTATTCAACTCACTTGAGTTGACTAAATAAAATTTCCAGTCAAAAATACTATTTTCTACAGAAAATTCATCCTCTTTTATCATTATTTTATTAAATTTAACTACAACTAAATTATACTGACATAATTATATTATTTTAATAACATAATTATTTACGTTAATTTCTATTTTTTCGGGTAACATTTTTTGGTGTTTTTTCTCTCATCGTTTTCTTTATAAAGTTATAAATCGCATTTTTTTGTCTAATTATATCATCTACCACTTCTTTAAAGTAACAACGAAAATCTTTTCGCATTTTAGGTAAGTCATCAACACATACCCATTTAATTTCTGCCTTTTCAAATATTTTTGACTTTTTAATTAAATTTGGGTCAAGTCTTTTTTGTAAAAAACGTTGGTTGTTGTTGTAGTAAAATGGAAGTTTTTCATCATACTCATATGGAAAAATATGCATTCTATATTTTCCACTGTTAAATTCAATATTATATGTTCCATGTTTTTTCAACATTTTACTCAAATCTTGTTCAGAACCTAAAAAACCGGTAGTTTCTTCAACTCCTTCTCTAAGTGTGGTTTTCATAAAAGACTCTCCTTTTTCTGTTCCACCACCAAAGTCACACCATCCCGGTGTGTCAGCGTACTTGTTTTCCTTTCCAAATAAAAAGTACAATTTATTATTATGTATTGTTGTTGGTAATATTCCCGCTCCCATAAATTAATACAATATTTTTTCAAATGACATAATTTTAAATTTACACAAATTTAATATTCATTAAATATATGAAAACTAAAAGTAATCGTAAAACAAGTAAAGTAAAAACAATCAAAAATAGAACTCCAAAAGATATACAAGCGTTGAGTAATGAAATATACGATGAAATTAAAACTACTGGAAACGCTAGAGGAATTTTTGACCTTTTCAATTTTTTAAAACCATATACTAATAATCAAGGTAAACAGTTCAAGATGAAAATAAAACAACCGTCTTACACTCCTACAATTAATGAAGAACTCGTGACTTTGAAATCAATACCACGAGAGAAACTTAGGGATTGTAATAATACTAAAGCATTTAAATTAAAAGAACCTCTTAAAGTTGCCGTACAAGACAGTGATTTTTTTGGAAAAAAATGTATTCCGTATTCTTCAAAACAAGCAAAAAAAATACTACTGCATAACCTTTCAGCAAATAAACATGTTGACCCATTTAAAATTGTTCCACCTATGCAAGTAAAGTCTAACTGTTGGTTCAATGTTATGTTTGCTACACTTTTTATCAGTGATAAGGGACGAAAGTTTTTTCACTACTTTAGACAGTTGATGATAGAAGGAAAACAGTCAGACGGTACTAAAATTCCTAGTAAACTTGCAAATGCATTTGCTCTTTTAAATTTTAGTATAGACTCTTGTTTAACCGGTTCAAGTTATGCATACCAACTAGACACCAATAGTATTATTCAAGAGGTTTATAAAGGTATTCCTACAAAGTATAAGAAAAAGTATCCGTATTTGGTGGGTATTGATAAAGCCGGTAACCCAATACGTTACTATGGAAGTATTGTTCATTACTTACACAACACATCTATTGAATTAATGTTTTTAATGAATGTACAAGATAACTGGATGAATCGTATTGATATGGAAATGCGTAAATTAAATCACAAACCACACGTTATTATTTTGGAAATTTTTGATGCATCAAACAAGCAAGCCGGATATTCCGGAATGGTTAAAAATAAACAAACTGAATTTTCAGTACACGGAGCAAACTACGTGTTGGATAGTTGTGTCATACGTGATATGACACAGCAACATTTTTGTGCAACTCTTACTTGTGAAGGGAAAGAAATGGCATACGATGGAATGAGTTATAGTCGTGTTGTTCCAATGGAGTGGAAAAAGTATATAAATACTGATTTTAACTGGAAATTTGACGGTTCATACGATACCGACTGGTCTTCTTTGAAGTGGTCATTTTTGCACGGTTATCAAATGTTGATTTATTACAGAGTTTAATCAAGAAGAACCATCTGTAACTTCTTTTGCATTATCATCTGGTTTCATTTTTAACTTTCCAACTAATTTCTTTGATGCATAGTTATAAACAAGGTAAGCAACTAACCCACCAACTAAAGAACCAACAATTACTTGCATAACTGTATGGTTTCTGTATCTTACTCTTTGAATAATTGTGTTCAAAGATAAAAGTAAATAAAACAATGTTAGTTTTATATTTTTGAAAACTAAATAAGTATATACGGTTGAAAAAATAACCATTTGTGAATGTCCAGATGGCATTCCGTAGACTTGTATTGGGTTATGACCATAGTTGTGTTTTTTTGATGGATTGTGTATATCAAAGTCACCTTTGGGTCTAGGTTGTTTTATAATTTGTTTCAGTATATTATTTACAACTATGTTCAAAATAAACCCTAAAACATAAATAATCAAATACATTTTTGTAGGATATAACAAAAATAAACTCAACACACCTAGTATTATAGGTCCATAGTATCCTACCAAATCTATTATATATAATGGTTTCATATATAATAGAAATATAAAAAAATATTAATATTGGTATAATAATTCTGCAATAATTGTCATACACCAGTCTCCACCATTCAAATTTAATACATTTCCTTTATCATCTAGTAGTTTCAAACGCATACGTTCAATATTTACTGGTCCAAAATAAATTCTTTTATTCAACTGTAGTGTACTTGAATCTTCAACATACAAGTCACCCGTATTCATATTTTTCTTACCTAAAGGTAATATGGCAAAAGTATCACTACAAGTTGGAGATGACGTTTTGGTATAGTTACTATATCTTTCGTTATTTTTCATAATTTCATTTATAGAATAAATTTGTGACTGAGTCAGTATCCTAGGAGCACTCGGTAAGACAGTTACATTAGGAACATAGCTAGCGTTCCATTTGTCCATAATTAATCTTCCAGCATTTATATCATCTCCACCCAGTAACTCTGTATTACTTTCTAAGTTGTTACCATATGGATTTGCTGGCGTACAAACATAGGGTAAATCTCTACTATAGTAACTTGGCAGTTTCAGCGTTTTGGATAACTCTGTTATTCCGATTAAACCACTATTTATATGGTTTTGATTTAAATCATCCAATACTACAATCAAATACTTGGGTCCAATTAAGTTTATCACTGCACTTGCAACGTTTCCATCAGAGTTAACATTAATGTAAGGTAAACGGTATCCCATTAACCATCCTAACGTCTGGTTTATTACACTAGGTGGAGAACATGCATATTTGGAACACGCCAATGTATTGGTTGGGTCAAAAAAAGTAATTACTGTTGTTTCGTCAACAGTGTATGTGTTGCTGGTAGAACTATCGGTGTATGTACCTCCATATAAACTCAACGTAATTTTACCATTATTTGAGTTAAACGTAACCGGAGTTGTTGAAAAAGTGAAACCCTCATCTGTAAAACTGTTTATCAATGCAGTTACAAAAGTAGTTGAAGAATAATTTCCCGCTTCTAAACTTACGGTTACAGATATGTTATCAGAAAAAGTAATAAAAAAACAAGTATTTGGAGTATCAATTACATACCAAGTATAGGGAACTTGTATAGAATATGGACGCAAAGAAAGAACATTTACAAGAGGTTCGGATAAGTCAAGAGTATAGTCTGTAGATGTGTCGTTTATTCCAGTTACTTGTCTATACTGACTATCTAAACTTATAACCCGACTTGTTGTATTTGTCAAGTTAGGATTTAACTTGTCTTGGGCAACTTCTACATTTTTTATATTTGTAACTCCTAATTGTTTTTGACTCATTGGAAGGTGATTGTTGTTAAATGTCTCAGTGTTATCCGTACGGTTAGTTATTTTATCTCTCTGGACTTGGTCTGGTTGAGGTAATACATTTTGATTATTCCACCATAAAGTTGATTGAGAACTCGTCGGTGTATACTCTGCATCTGCTGAGGAATTTAGACCTTCTACATAAGTTAATAAATTATCTTGTACATCTTGAAAAAATTTTTCCATTGTTTTATTTCCTTCCTTTTTAAATTTTTTTATATAATAGTTAGTTGACTTTAGTACGTTTTCTTCATTTGGTGTGTCTAACTCTAAAATAGTTAATAGTTCGGGCAAAGTATAATTATCTATATTGGTATCTATTTTTGACTGATTCATTAATTTATTATATAATTTACATTTATATATTTTTATTTTTCAAACAACTATATATATTCTTTTTATTATAGGTTTTTGATTTGAAGTTAATATGTTACAAAAGGTATTATACGATTTGTCTGTTAGTTACAAATAACCATAGGTTAAAAACAAAAAAAAAGTGTAAAGTGGTGTTTTTTTTTCAGTTCTCTATTATCAGTTCTTTATTTTCAGTTGCATTTTTTTCATAATATTTTTGAAATATTTCCTTTATTTCTTTACTTAAATTTTTATTTTCACATATTTTATGTTTTAATAACTTTTCTGGAATTAAAGTTAATCCACTTCCTCTTTTCATATGAGTTTTTTCTTTGAACAAAATATATTCTAGATTTTGAACAACTTGAAAACTGTACCTTTCTAAAACATCGCGGTCTATTCTATAGTCACTTTTATAAACATACCTATTATAGTTGCCGTTTGGATACACTTTATAATATTTATCATTTTGATATATATTTCTAATTAACCCAATTCCCTCAATTTTATTTGTACTATTGTTCATTTCAACTATAAATACTAGTTGTTGAGACTGAACTTTACCAGAAATTTGTAAAGGACTTCCATATACACAACCTTTATGTTGATTTTTTTCGCGATAGGAACAGTTTTGTTCCCATGTTTCATTATTAAATCTACTTGTAGCGATTGGAATCATTGTTTTTTGATTATTAGTATAAGTATCTAGAATTAGTATATTATCAATTTTTTTAATAATTTATAAAATAAAATATATTTTATTTATACTTTATATAAGATGAAGAGTGGATTGTTGTACGAAACATTTAAAACTCAAGCTTCTGCCTTTTCAACTAATCTCACAAGTAAAAAAAAATATATAAATAGTAAACTTCTTATGGAGTCTATACAAATGAAAGTTAAAGAAGCAAAAAAATATTTTTTTAAACCTATTTTAAATGAAAATACACCAAAAATCCTTACTATTGTTGCGTGTAACACTGACTCTATTATTAAACTTAAAACCACAGTTAATAACTTATACTATTTGAACTATTTAAATAATGACATTATTATTATCAACACGTCTGATATTCAGTTTGGTAACAAGTTAAAAAATAAACTATCAAAATTTTCAAATATCAAAAAAATATTTGAAATTCCCAACGACTGTTATTTAGACTTTGGTAAATGGAATCACGTACTAGATAACTATGACTATAGTAATTATGACTATATAGTTTTCACTAATGATTCTATTTTTATCAAATCTAGTATTAACTGTTTTTTCAATAAAATGATTGATAAAAACGTTGAGTTGTTTGGATATAACGATAGCACACAAACTAGGTATCATTATCAGTCATATTTATTTGGTGTTAAAAAAGATGCAATTCACAAATTTATTAAGTTATTTGAAGAAAAAAAACCTCTTATTGAAGAAGTTACTGAAGAAGATGCAATTGGTGCAAATGAAGGAATAGAAGAACGACCACCCCAACAATCTTCTATCGGAGATGAATTTGCCGATGGAT